TGGGAGTTGCGCAAAATTGCGGTTTTTACGACTTCTTTAATATCCATCACGCCAAATCCTCTAAAAATTCTTTTCCGTGTTCCAGGTACTGGCCTAAGAACGTTTTAAATACCGGCTGACAAGGTTTATTCATTTGCAGTCCGATGATCTCAATCTGTTTGTGCTTCGGCTTCCAGGCTGTTAGATGGTCGCCACGATTCACGCCACGGTATCCGTTTTTAACCAGCCAGTTTCTAAACGGAATCAATAAATTTAATGGGATAACTTTCATATTTATTCCTTTCAGACCACACCCGAAGGTGTGGCCAGATCCGTGTTAGTTGCTTTGGAACATATCGAACTGATCTTCGATCAATTTCTTTTTCTGCGCGTAGGCTTGCAGTAATTCCTGTTGATGCTCATTGGTCAAATTCGGCTTAGCTGCATTCATTTGCTGTGCAACTTGTCGAATGTCTTCACCGTTCTTGGCATCAGAGATCAGGAGGGTAAGACCGTTTTTAACTGATCCACTTTTGATCGGGTCTACAGCTGGCGCTTGTGATGTTTCAAACTTGGTGCGTACTTGCTCAATGTTCGCCTGCAGGTACTGGAAGTCTGTTTGCGTCAAAGCATTGTCATTCTCAATCTGTTCTTCGATATCCAGAACATCGGCCAGTGATTTAGACAGACTTAAGGCTTTGGCATATTCCTTTTTCATTTCCGCAGAGCTTGGCTGTTTCTTTTGCTGTACCAGTGCTTCAGCTTCTTGCTGTAAGCGCTTCAATTCATCTACGCTTATGCCGTCATTTTCAGCCTGTTCTTTAGCCATGGCACTATCAGCAAGATGCTTTTCAATAGCAGTAATTTCTTTTTGCGCCCCTAACTCCAATTCCTTTTTATGAGCATCAGTTAATTCAGGATCTAATAGCGCTTTTTTAAGAGCATGTTCGATACCTTTTACAGCTGATGCACATTTGAAAGTTGCTAGATAGTGGGCCTTTACTTCTTTAGACTTTTTTTCACTCACAGCTGGCTTTTCTTCTGCAGGTGGTTCTGCTGCCTGTTCAGGCTCAGACTTTTTTGCAGCAGTTACCTCCACAGCTTGAAACTTCTGGTATTGAGCTTTAATCAAAGTCATCAGGTGTTTACGTTCAGCGCTGTCTGCATGATCCAGTGCCTGTTCTTCAATCACTTCAAGATGAACCACAGATTTAGCAGTCAGAATGCCTTTCTTGATTTGCTCAAAGCTTGGCGCATATACGACTTCTTCTTGATCAAATGTTTGAACTTCTTGGCTGCCTTGATCCTGGTAATGATTCACCTCATTTTGTGTTGAGTTTTGGACATCTTGCTCTTGTTGTAGATCTTGAGGGCTGTTATCTACAGACACAAAATCACCATCAATCGTAATTCCTTTACCTTGCTCAGCTGCATAAGAAACATCTACAGCATTCGACATTTCAATTGACTGCGGCATGTATTTTAAAACTTGGAGTAGGGCTACTTTCTTGGCATACGCTTCAAGATGTTTTTTGCTGTAATGGTTTGACTGTAGTGCCGGTACAACAGTTTTCTTGAAATGAGCATGCACTTTCTTGATTGGCCAAACTTCAATTACAGGCATTTCCGAGTCTTTTACACGGCCAATTGCATAGACGTGAGTTAATTTTGATTCTTCAAACTCACCACAAGGTTTGTGCTTACAGTAAGGTGAATCACCAAGCATGTAATCAAATTCATCACCTTCATAAACGGCACCAGTCCAGACTGTGCAACGACCACCGCGGTTGGCCAGATCTACGAGACCCTTCCAGCCAGGAACAAAAGTACATTTGTCTTTGTATGGAACAAGGTAACCTTGGCCATTCACACCAATTTCAAGGCCAAGCTGTGAAGCCACAATGATGCTGCCAAAAATAGTCTTAGGATCACATCTCTGCAAAGCTGGGTTTTGACTGAATGCGGTCAGAGAAAGACGTACCATACGATCCGCATTTAAATGCTTAGGCAGGGCAAGTTCTAACTGGCTTTTATGCTTCTGCATGAAAGCATTGAATGAAGCAACAGGGTTAGCAGGGCGGTTGTTTTGTAGTTGAGCATTCATGATAAAAATTCCTATAAATTAAATTAGTTAAAATCGTTTTCTAAAGCTTGTTTGGTCATATAAGACGGTAAATAAATTTCTTCCAGGTCTGTGCTGTAGCCATCCCATTCATTGATCAGCAAGGATTCAGCTAACTGTTCTTTCGCCTGGTTATAGCGTTTATCACCAACCGCTAAAAACAGATCAGATGCCTTGTACTGTTTGCATGGAAATGGAATAGAGCTTTCCGCAACTAGAAAGGTGAATCCGGGCTTATCTTCAGTCTGATAAAATTGCTGGAATCCTTCTCTGTACATTGACGCTGACAAGTCATAGAAAAAATCAGCACAAGATCTGGAAAACTTAAAAGGGCGTGCATCATTTGCTGTTTTCACATCAAATATCCAGCCATTCGGAAAGGCTGAACAAGGCGCAATGTGGTAGTCAGGACGGACTCGAAGCTTTAAACCGTAGGTTGGATCTGTAAAGAAAATGCTTGCTTCGGCCATGCCATAATTATTTTGCATGTCTTTGTATGAGCTCAATGAACGCAAGTTATTCGCTATGCGTTGAGCACCTTCGAGAAGATCTTCTGTGATAGTTGTCTTTGTGCCATGTTCAGCCACAAATTTATCCCACCACTGCACACGCTTCATTGAATCCTCAGATGGATTCTTTGCATTACGCATTACGTCCGTTGGTGGCTTTGGTGCATCCGCAGGGATAACAGCAAACTCATTATGAAACTGCTCAGGCTCAAGAAATAATGTATGAGCCAAGGTTCCAAAATCTAAGTGCTTCTTAGTTTCACGCTCAACTTCCTTGATGATATTTTTTGAATAAAAGTGAGCACCAGAACGCAGCATGTCTTTTAACTGGCTTGAGCTGAATTCAGGGCGTGCGTGATAGTCCTCATTGCTCATTTTCTCAATGAGCTGTGCCGTTGGTAGTTCGATAAAGGCGTTCACTTAGCACCCCCAACAGCATTCGCAATCGCTTCCGCCTGATACGCAGACTGCTTTTCCGCTGCATGCAAAATCATGACTGACAGACCAAAGAAGATTGAAAACAGGAGCATCCAAGCAGCGACATTTGAAGCGACTTCTTTCGCTACTGATTTAGGTTCTGGGTGTTGGTACAAGCGCTCAGACGTTTGGCTTGATTGGCCGAACTCTGGCAGGTTGCTTTGAATAGGATTTTGTTTCATACTTATCTCGCTATATGCAAGCCCGCTAGATTTCCAGTCCCTGCGGGCTTTTTATTGGGTACGAGATAAATATTAGGCAATCCTAATAAATAAGTAAATAGGTATTCCTAATTTTTTTGGATTATTTTTTGATAGGTGTAAAAAAACCGCTCATTTAGAGCGGTTCGAAAAGTTAAATATTAATTACATATTGAAGATTTTAACCAGTCCCCAGGTTCAGTAGATGAGCAATCAATATCTGTATTAGCTTTAGATCTTATTTTTTCCAGGGAATCTATATCTAATCGATCCATTTTATTTTCTAAAAATCCGATATTTTGTCTATTTCTTTGATTCTCTTTCCATAAAAACCAAGAGAAAAAGGAATTTGCTATAAGTAAACCAAACAGACAAGCGATCAATACTTTCATAATTATTTATAACTCCGCTCATGGCGAACCATAACACCAATGATCGATATTTTATGATCCCTTGAGGATATTGTCGGGTAGTCTGGATTTAATGGAACTAGCTCAAATTCTTCACGTCCATATTCATCATACCCAATTACCCGGTACTTTTTGAAAGTGGCTTCATAGGATCCATTCTGAGCAATAACAAATGAGCCGGGCTGTGGTGCTAAAGATGCATCAATTACAAGTGAGTCACCTGGTAGAAATACAGGTGCCATACTCATTCCTTCGACCGTCAAACCAAACACGTCAGAAGGTTTTGCACTTTGATAAGTCGTATAGGTTTTATCTTTAGGATTGATTCCGTCATATTCAACGGTTCCAAATAGACCAGCTTGAACAAAGTCCAAAACAGGAATTTCCATAACTGGCAGGTTATTAAAACTTACGTTACTGAACTCAGATTTTATTTCTTCATCGGTAGGTTTGCCGATACCAGTAGCTAACCATTTTGAATTTACCTTTAAAAACTGGGCTGCTCGAATCAGGTTCGGGCCTTCCATATTTTTCGATTTACCAGAAAGCCAATCACTAACAGATGGTGGCTTTACCCCAACGGCGCGTGCAAGTTCGACCCCCTTAATTTTCTTAGGCGGTAAAACTTCCATGGCATATTTAAGACGTTCAGCAAGTGTTTTCATTAGGAAATCCTAACACGAAATAAATTAGGTATTCCTATTGAATAAAAATAAGGAATGCCTAATAATTGGATAATTATTTAGGAGAACAACATGAATGATGCACAGCTTATAGAAGCTCTTGGTGGACCAGCTGCCGTTGCTCGATTACTTGGGATCAGAGTTCCATCAGTGAGTGGATGGAAGAAAATCCCCACTGAAAGAAAAATCCGACTTGCTGTTATTGCTGAAGATCGTGGTCTTTCGACAAGAAAAGAACTTTTTCCAGACACCTATCAAGATATTTGGATTGAACTGCGCGATAAGGCTGTGTGAGGTAGAAAGCATGTCTGAAAAATTAACTGAAAGCATCACATTCAAATGCACGTATGAAGAGAAACGTGATTTGGAAGCTATTGCTAGATCTGAAAATAAAACTTTGTCTGAGCACATTAGAAGTTTAGGCATATCAAATATTTCTGAAGTTCGGGAACGTTTAAATAATCTCGCATCTCTAATGCGTCTGACCACAGATACCGTAGACACGCCATTTTTTGAACTTGCGCCCGAACCGCTACCAAAACCTACAGGCACAAAAAAAGCCCAACTGCTCGAACAGATGGACTTTCTTGCCGCTCACTCGAAAGTAAACGAGGCATGTAACGAATGTTGAATTTAGCACAGGAACGACAACCGGCTCAAGCGCTAGTTTTACCGTTTCCCAAAACAGGGCGACAAACGATGACAGTGATAGAAGAGGGGTATACAAGACTTCCAAATCTGCTCATTGACTCTGAGATCATGGCTGATCTGAGCGATAAAGCATTCAAGTGCTTAATGTTCATATTGCGCCAGACAGTAGGGTTTGGGCGCAACTCTCACACCATTTCAACTACACAATTCCAGAAATACTGTGGCATCAAGAAAGAAGAAACGGTTACTAAATCTATTCGTGAGCTAGAACAGTGTAAAGCTATTAAAGTTGAGCGTAAAAAAGGATGTTTAAACGAGTACTTCCTTACCCTTAACCACTACCAACAAATGGTAGTACCCCCATCAAAAGGGGGTAGCACCATTAAACGGGGGGAGAGTACCACCGTTCAAGGAGGGGGGAGTACCCACGTTGAACAGGGGTCTATTAAAGAAAACTTTAAAGAAAATAATAAGAATAAAGCGCCGTCCGATTTTGTTCCTCAGGATCGTGGTGCTTTGAATTTTATTGATTACCACTCTGACGATCCGAAGCTGTACACGCTGAAAGATCTATCTGGGACCTACCCAATCAAAAAAGATTTCATGGCTCAAGCAGCTGTGAGTTTTCCAAAGCTGTCACAAGACATCGTACTTGAACAACTCAAAGAGCTGGCGCAATGGTCAGTTGGTCAACCTGAACGCATTTCTCAAAAGTGGATGACCACCTGGTTGAACTGGCTACGCAATTACCAACCTGCAAAACCGAAGGCTGAAAAACCAAAAGCCAGCAAGAAATCTAACGCAAATCTGAACGTGAATGATGCATGGAAAGATCAGGCAACTTATCACGCACCCGTTGAAAACTTCCAAGTGGATATCCCGGAGGACTTCGTATGAACGCAATGTCATCGTTTTCGTTTGGACTCAAAAAAGTTCAAGAGATCTGCAACAAGCATCAAGTCGCTATGGTTCAAGCCGGGCCATATCACAAGTGCCCAAAATGCGCCGTAGAGTTTCATGAAGAACAACTCGCACATGCACAGGCCGAAGTGGATCGTCAGGTACGTGAAAAGCACTTTGCAGGCGCTCAACTTCCAGAACGTCATGCTCAGTCAGGTTTTAAAAATTACCTGGTGAAACATGCAGGACACCAGAACGCTTTAAGACTCGTTATTTCTCATGCTCAAAACATTCTGGATGGTCATAAAAACAATCTGGTGATGGTTGGCCCTACAGGTACAGGGAAAACCCATCTGAGCTGTGCAACGGCGAAAACACTGCTGAAAAATGGCAAATACGCACGCTACATCGCCAGTGAGGATCTGGCACAAAAAATCATGCACGCATGGGATGCACCAGACGCTACAGAGAAATCTGTAATCCATGATTTCACTCAATACGATTTATTAATTCTGGATGAATACGGATTACATGATCGTGATAAGCGCCGGGAGCTGGTGCACAAAGTTTTATATGCACGCTATGACCGCATGAAGCCGACCATGCTGATTTCAAATTTAACCCTGGAAGAACTGCAAAAAGACTTAGGTGATCGTCTTTGGTCTCGATTCCAGCAAGGTGGTTTAAGCGTAGTCGAATGCAATTGGAATGATCAGCGTACAGGTGGTGCAGCATGAGTATCAGTCAATCACACGGCCACATGTTTGAACTCACGATTGAAATTGTTTTGTTCATCACGTTCCGTAGGCAGAAAACCTATGTGCAGGATGTTCTGGATGATGTGGTTTCAGATGTAAGCAAAAGAACTGTGCAGAAGTATCTGGCATCACTTGAGAAGCTTGGATACATCACAGGCGATAAAAAATACCCACAAGGCTTCCTGCCAACTGAAAAATCAAAACAACTGTTTGGGGCTGGTACATGACTGGAACCCGTTGGAGTGAAAAACAGTTAGAAGTTCACTTGAATAAGCACAATTTGCGCAAGGAATGCGCGTCAGTGCAATTTAAAAACAAAATTGAAGCAAAGACACATGAAGCAGAACAAAACGCCGTAGACGCGAAACTAGAGCGAAATAGCGTAGGGGGTGAAAAAGTCATTTTAGATTTTAATTTGCCGGCCATTCCTCCATCGGTAAACCACTACTGGAAGAAATCTGGACGCGGTTTCAAGTTGAGTGATGAGGCAAGAGATTTTCACGATCTGGTCAGCATGTTGGTACCGCCAACCAGAACAGCAGCACGGTTAAAACTGGAGGTGACGTTTCATTTTCCGAATCGGTTAAGACGGGATATCGATAATTACTTGAAAGCAACGATTGATAGCCTGGTGAAGTGTGAATTTTGCGTAGATGACGAACAGTTTGATGAGCTGATAGTACGCCGGGGCAATGTGGTTAAAGGCGGATTACTCAAAATAAAAGTGATGGAAATCTAATGATTATAGGGGTTGCTATGGGAAGTTCTATGGGGCTGCAACTAGTGGGCGGAGAGTGTGGAGAGGGGTTATATACGAACGACCCTCGCGCGCGCGCGCGTTTTATCAATCTGCATACCAAAAAGAAGGTCAAAGAGTTCAAGTTAAAACTTCGAAATTACAAACGTCCGGACTTCAACAGAATGATTCTGGACTTAGGCAAATGCGGCTGGACACACGAAAAGATTGCGGACGTTCTGCCGGTGTCTGGTGCTTCTACAGTTTCAGAATGGGCACGTGGTGGCGTACCAAATTACGACAACGGCCATGCGTTCATCATGCTTTGGCAAACGGAGACAGGTATTGAGCGCTACCCACTGGAAGGTGAATGGATGACATACAAATACAAGATTGGCCAGATGGATATTTTCGAAGACGGCGGCCTGTGTGATCAGGTCATTGAGGAACTGGATCGGGAGCTGAGATGAAAGTAGTTTGAACTAATTGTATGGTTCACATAATATCAACTGACAAAATAATATTTCAGGAAAATTTACGTGAATCAGGTAAAAGTATTATTAAATCATTTAATTTCAATAAAAGATTTTAGGGACGAATCTAAAAATATTTCTGCTCAAGCTGCTTGGGGGGAAGTAACAGAGATTGACGATATAATTCTTTTACATACTAGGATGAATGAGCTAGAAGGTATTGCTTTAAAATTACATTCTCAACTAATGGTGGAAAATGAAATTGAAGGCAATGATCCCGATGAGGATTGGATACGCGAGATATTGCAAGGTTTAAGTCTTAAAGGTGACTTACATACAAATATAGATTCAATCCATAAACATACTTACAACCTTCTCAAGGCTCAAGTCCGTAATTGGAACCATGGCTATTCGGTTCACTCAACACTAGATGTGAATAAAATAAATGAGTTACTTTCTAAACTTCGAGATGAAAGAGAGTCAATTTTCGAAGATAAAACGCTTAGTAATGATTTGAAAAGGGTTTTGATACTGGAAATCGACAAGTTAATTTATTGTTTGGAAAATTATCAGACTTTAGGAGAGGAGTTTACCAAAGAAGCTATTACTGATTTTTACTCAGAAGCTTTCTTTAATAAAGATATAAAAGAATATTATCAAAAGACCCCTACTTTTAAAGATGCTATAGATCAAGTATGTGCGGCAATTACAATTGGTACTTTTACAAGTCCAGTATTTTCTAATTTGCTTGAAGCCGCACAGAATACAGTTCAAAGCCTTACTTAATCAGTTAATAAAATTTTAAAAGGATAATTAAATGGATTTATGTGTTGTTGATTGGGGAGCAATATCAAGTATTGCTGCAGCACTAATAGCATCTGGAACAGCTTTATATATCTCTAATAAATGGAACAAGCAAAAGGGAGCAGAAGTAATTGCAAATGAAGCAAAAAGACTACTGGTGGAACTAGCAGAATTAAGACTGCTGATAAAAAAAATTTATAGCGGCACTCTTGCAGGTGAAGATTTAGAGCAGGCTATAAAATCTTTCGATTATCAGAAAAATACTATTAGCGTAATCATAGATTTCCTTGATAAGGAAATTACTGATAAGCGTAAAAATAGTCTAATAGATATGAAAGCCGATCTAGACAGCACCTATCAAAAGTTACGTAATTATGCTCACAAGGATAAAAGTCAAACCTTTTCCTGTTTTATTTCCTTAGACAAGCAGGGAGGTACAAGTATTTTTGATGATATTCACGGTAGCATCGATAGGTCAGAGACTTTATTAAGAGAATTGGCGCTGTATAAGGCAAGATAATCACCCAACAAACCCCAACACCCATACCCCCACAGTAACCCTATCAACCAACGATAGGGTTTTTTTATGGCAGCTCGCAAAGTAAATACACCAGGTGCAACAGAGAAAGCGCCGGAACCAGTCAGCACAACCGAACAGGCCGATGCAGCGTTAGAGCACATCACAGGTCAGGATGCTGAGTCAAAAGACCAGTCTACTAATGAAACCAGTTCACTAGGTACACCAGTTGAACCAACTGCAGAAGAACTGGCAGCTAAAAAGGAATATGAAGAATTTCTTGCATGGCGCAAAAACAAAGGTGAAGCAGCTCAACCAGCTACACAGCATGTACCTACATCCAATGCACCTACCGACCCAACAGCAAAGCGCACGCGCCAAGTTGTAGGCCCGAATGGCTGGATCACCGAGGAGTACTAACCATGTGCGGTGGATTCATAGGTAAGGCTATTAGCACTGTAACGGATGCCATTGGCCTGACTGATACCAAGGCGGCATCCAAAGGCTATGACGCTCAGGCAGCGGAAGCCAAAGCCCGAGCAGAGGCACAGACAGCAGAAAACGAACAGGTGGCACAGCGCAAAAAGCGTAAGGCATCTGAAGTGCTTTCTTCTGCATCTGATGATGAAAAGAAATCAACACTAGGCGGTTAAGGCATGAGTGATCGAGCAAGTCAAATTTGCAAACGGTTGGGTGAGCTTCGGGCAGAACGTGCCAAATATGAAGCCCACTGGACTGAATGCTATAAGTACGGAGCACCTGAGCGCCAACAGTGTTTTAGTGGCAGTTCAGGCTCCGAAGGCACCAGAGAGAAACAGCGTGCTGATTTGCTGGATTCTACTGCTGCCGAATCAATCCTGATCTTTGTATCTAACCTGATTGCAGGTACCACACCTGCAAACGCGATCTGGTTTAAAGCTGTGCCTGATGGTATGGATGATCAAGCCGAACTCACACCAGGGGAACACTGGCTTGAACAGGTCGCACAATTCTTATTTCGTAATATCCACGGCGCAAACTTTGACAGTGAAATCTACGACATGATCATTGATTTCGCCGTTGCTGGCTGGGGTGTGGTTTATCAAGATATTGACCGTGAAAAAGGTGGTGGCTTCACCTATCAGTGCTGGCCAATTGGTGAGTGCTTTATTGCTTCCACGCGTCCAGATGGGCAAGTAGATACGATTTATCGCGAGTACACCAAAACCGCTGCACAGCTGGTCAGTGAGTTTGGTGAACACAAAGTAAGTGATGCGGTGCGTAACACTTATCAGACTCGACCAGATGACCGTTTCAAAATTGTGCATGTGATTGAGCCGCGTAAGGTCAAAGCATCAATGACCAACCGTGTATTGCTGCCAAAGAATATGCCGTTTGCTTCATATCATGTGGAAGTGGATGGAAAAAATATTCTGAAGGAATCTGGCTATAACGAATTCCCATGTGCGGTACCACGTTTTAGAAAGATCCCGGGCAGCGTGTACGGAATCGGCATCATGTCTACGGCGTTACCAGATGCCAAATCAGCCAATGCTTTGATGCGTGACACCTTACGCAGTGCTGAGATTGATGTGCTTGGTTTTTGGATTGCTGAAGATGACGGCATTTTAAACCCACGTACTGTGCGTATCGGTGGCGGCAAGATCGTTACTGCAGGAAAGGTGGATTCAATGAAGCGCCTGGATAGTGGAAAAGGCTTTCAGGTCGCAGATCCGCTGTTAGATCGGATTCAGTCCAGCATCCGCCGTAAGTTGATGGCGGACAGCCTGCAGCAGCATTACAACACACCACCAACAGCAGCAGAGATTTATGCACGTGTCGATATGATCCGGCAGCAGCTTGGCCCGTTATATGGTCGTGCTCAGGCTGAATTGCTTGTTCCTATCCTTGATCGTGCTTTTGGTCTGGCATATCGGGCAGAAGCATTAGGCGAAGCACCAGAGGATCTACAGGGCCGTAATCTTTCATTCAAGTTTATTTCACCACTGGCACGTGCTCAGAAGCTTGAGGAAGTGGCCAGTATTGAACGTCTGATGGCTTCACTTGGTTCAATTATTGAAGTCGCTCCGGATGCACTGGATAACATCAATCTTGATGCAGTACCGCAAGTGCTAGCAGCTGGTCTGGGTGCACCAACTTCAATCATGCGTACCACGGATGAACTTCAGGCATACCGTGAACAGAAAGCCCAGGCACAACAGCAGGCAGCTGCACAGGAACAGGAAGCAGTTATGGCACAGCAAGTCACAGGAGCTGTGGCAAATGCAGCAAGTAAAGGACTGGAAGCGCAGATGGTTAGTGAGGTGATGCAATGATCCTAATTATCGCCGTTCTGGCCATCCTCTTACTGATTGCTTGCGCTTTGCTTTATGCGGCTGAAAAGAAGGTAAAAGACTTAGGTAATGAGCTGTTTAAGGAAAGAGCCTTATCCAGCACTTTACGCAATGAAAAGCACCATGAGTGGGAACGAGCAGAGGTACTACAAGGGCAGGTTTTCGCATTGGAGCAGGATATTGCCGATCTTAAGGCCCAGCCTGATCAAGAATTTAAAGAACTGGTCCAAGAGCAAGAGGACGAATTGGGTTTTGGCCACCACGTCAAATGGCGTTCACATCGAAAACCAACGGCGCTGACCTATCAGATGCATTTCGATATGGACGTTAATGGCCAGCGAATTTTAGAAGAACTCACCGTGCGATTTAAGCGCAATGCTTTCACTGAAAACGAACGTGAGACATGCCGCCGTTTAGGTCGTGCCGAAGTCGTGGACTTCATTATCAACCGAATTAACACAGCAAATGACCCTCGCTATGACGAGAGCTTAGAACTAGCACACATGGAGCAAGACAATGGATGAACAACAGACAACAGACACACCAGACGTTCAAACAACTGAACAAACTCACACTACAACACCACCTGCAGGAACAGAAACGCAAACGGTGCCGGGTACTGAGACAACACAGCAGAACCCTGCTGAACAAGAAACGCAAACAACTGAAACAGATCCAGCAAAAGCGGTACCAGAATCTGCCGATGCTTATTCAGTTGAAATTGAGGGCTTCGATTTTGATGCATTTAAAGCAGATAACGCGGAAGTACTTCAATCGTTCCATGCTGAAGGTATGACCAATAAGCAAGTCGAAGCAGTCGTTAAAGCCTATGAACAGCATCAATCCGTTCAGATGGAAGCCCTGCAGCAAGAATGGGGCAATGACTTTGGTGTGAATGTGAATCTGGCCAAACAGGCCATTGAAGCATTAGGTTTTCAGGCTTCGGATCTAGACTCGCCAATCGGTGCGTTAAAGCTGGCAGCCGCTATTGGTAAGCATATTCAGGAAGATTTGCCGCCATTTAACACACAGCAAAACGGTGGAGAATCCATTCAACAATTAATGCAGTCGGAAGCCTACTTGAACGACAAGCATCCAGACCATAAACGCGTCTATGCGCAGGTTGAACAGGCTTATGCGAAGCAATATCAATAAGGGGGATTTAGCCAATGGCTAACCAAAACAAAATCACAGCGGCGTTTGTTCAACAGTTCCATGACACATACGACGTTGCGGCACAGCAAAACGAATCACGACTGCTTAAAACCGTTGTGAACCGTGGAAAAATTGAAGGTGAGTCATTCACCATCAATGACATGGGATCTGTGGAAATGCAGGCTTCTGGTGCTCGCTATGGCGACACTCAGTGGACGCATCCGGATGTGGGTGTGCGTACCGCGTTAATGTCTGATTGGGATCTATTCATTCCAATTGAACCGCGTGACCTGCCTAAGCTAAAAGCAATGCCACAAGACAAATATATGAAGTTATTGATCAGCGCACGTGAGCGCAAGATTGACGACATTATTTATACAGCGCTTGTTGGTCCAGTGACTCGCAAAGTAGTAGACGATGCCGGTACAGCAACTGTTTCCACGGTGAACCTACCAGCAGGGCAAATCATCGCACCGGCTTTCGGTACGCTGAAGCAGCAAATCACCAAAGCAAAATCACTATTCCGTGCGAACGAATGTGATGAGCAGAACGGTGAAGAAATCTTTATCACGTACACATCGGATGTTCTTAACGCATTCTTGAACGACACCGTTTTGACCAACTCGGATCACGTCAACGTTCAGATGTTGCAGAACGGTGCAGTCGGTCACAAGTGGTTGGGTGTGACTTGGGTTGCTTATGAAAAAGTAGGTCAAGGCGCTACAGCTGGAACCAAGCGTTTGGCAATGTACTGTAAGTCTGCCGTTCATTTCGGTGATGCAGATATTACTAGCTTCGATATCTCGACTCGTCCGGATAAGAAGAACGTAAAACAGGTTGGTGGTGTTCATTCATTTGGTGCTGGTCGTGCCAATGAGAAGAAAGTCGTAGCGATTGACTACACACCGGCTTAATTAAAGGGGCTTTGGCTCGACATCTTGGGCATGGGGTGTCGGGTCTTTTTTATACCCAACAAACCCACTTTTAAAAGCCTTCAAGATCATAAAAACTTGAGGGCTTTTTTATGTCTATTACAACCAGAACATCCATCGTCAACCATGCTTTAAGTCTGATTGGTGATCAGAATATTGCTTCATTTGATGAGAACACAGCACGTGCTGAACGCTGCCGCAGTATCTATGACCAGGTGCGGAAATCAATTCTCCGTGATCATCCTTGGTCATGTGCAAAGAAACGCACCATTCTTGCGCCAGTCACCACATATCCGGCCTTTGGTTATAGCAATTCTTTCCCATTGCCACGTGACTTCATCCGGATCATCAGTGCCAATACTGAAAAATATGAAGTAGAGAATCGCTACATTTTGGCCAATACAAATCGGATCAACCTTGAATATATCTTTGACAACGATAACGAAGATTCTTGGGATTCCATGCTGGTTGAAGCCATGTCACTCAAGATGGCCGCCAAGCTATGTAAACCGAATACTGGTAGCGATGCAGCAGGACAATCGGCAGAAGCGCAGTATCGTGATCTGATCAAGCGTGCACGCACGATCAATGCACAGGAACGACCTTCTGAAGACATCGTGTATGAGGAATCACGCTATATCGGGAGTCGCTACTAATGAAGCAATGGCTACTCAAAAATAACCTGTCTAGCGGTGAGCTATCACCGTTACTGCATACCCGAACTGATGTGCAGCAATATGGCAACGGCGCAAAGAAGCTGTTAAATGCTATTCCACTGGTGGAAGGTGGCGCAAAGAAACGTCCAGGTACTAAGTTTCGTGGCATCTTTGCCGGTGCATTGCGCCTGATCCCTTTTGTACCGAACTCAGATAATCCCTTTTTATTGATCTTGGGGATCAACACAATTCAAGTTTATAACCCTTTGACTCAATCTGTAGTTCATACAGGAAGTACGCCGTATAACACAGCGTCCAAAGTTGCACAGATCCAGGTAGCACACTCACGCTATCGCATGTTCTTTGTCCAGGGCGATCATCCGGTACATCGTCTGGTCTGTAGTAAGGATTTTGATAATTGGGATTTTGCTCAGTTCACTTTTGTCACAGCACCGGTGGATGAAATCAATACCACACCTAACGTGGCATTAACGCCGACTGGTGTTGAGGTGGGTAAAACCATTGCATTGAATGCAGTTGCTTTCCCGAATTGGAGTGCAACGGAAAACTACATCATTGGTGAGCGTGTTATTTATCTTGGCCAGACATGGCGTGCAATCTCGGATAGCACTGGTAAGGTGCCAGCAGTCGATAGCACAGATTGGGAGTCTGTGACAGCAGGTGATGCGTCTGTATTCATTCCTGCACATGTGGGGGCAATCATTTCGATTAATGGTGGCCAAGTCAAAATTACTTCTTATGTTTCTCCAACGGGTGTGCTGGGAGAAGTCATCGTGAAGCTTAATGCTGAAGTTCAGGCCATTGCCAAATCATGGACCTTAAATACTGCAGCGTTTACTGCAGAGACTGGCTACCCATCCACAGTGACGTTTTTTAAACAGCGTCTGGTCTTTGCCAATACCAAAAACAACCCGAACCAGTTATGGGTCAGTGCAATTGGTAACGATGGTGATTTTCTGGAAGCAACGGACGATGCTAGTGCATTCAGTATGGCTTCATCATCTGCACAGGCAGATAACATTCTGCACCTAGCACAACGCGGTGGTGTGGTAGCGCTTACTGGTGGCTCTGAGTTCCTGATTAGTTCAGCCGGTGCATTTACACCAGCATCTGCCCAGATTGAACAACACACCACCTACGGCGCACAATCCAATGTCCGTCCGTGTCTGGTAGGTAATGAGCTGCTATTTGTCCAGCGTGGCGGTAACCGTTTACGTGCGCTGTCTTATCGTTATGAGGTGGATGGTCTGGTCAGTCCGGAACTATCAGCCATTGCACCACATATTGCAGAGGATCATGGCGGTATCAAAGAACTGACCTACCAGCAAACGCCGTATAGCCTGGTGTGGATGGTGCTGAATGATGGCATGGTGGCCAGCATTACTTTAAACCGTGATCAGGAAATGAATGCCTGGGCACAGCATGACTTTGGTGGAGCTGTTCGCTCAATCTGTGCCTTGCCTCAAGCTGCCGGCAATGATCTGTGTTTCATGCTGATTCAGCGTAAAGCATCCGTGGTACTTGAGCAGCTGGACGAAACATCATTCATGGATTGTGAGATCGCACATAACGGCGCATTGGCAAATAGAAACCTGCATAACAGTACCCTGTATCGATTCCAGAATGCAGATGGCTATTTCTACGATGACAATCAGCCAACAGCCGGCACATGGTTTGCCGGTCAGCCATTCAATATGGAAGTTGAATTTCTGCCACCGGATCACAGCCAAGTTCCCAATACTGCAATGTTCCATAAGATCCAGGCACATGAAACGGTCTTATATGTGCGTAATTCAATTGGTGGTCAGTGCAATCAGTATGACCTTGAGCATAAGTCATTTAATCAGTCCGCATTCCAGAACCTGACCTATACAGGGCCGGTCAGTGTCAGCATGAATGGCTGGTCAACCTTGCACGAAATGGAATTAAAAATAACACACAACAAACCGCTACCTTTCCACGTCCAAAGTGTAGCTATGTTGGTATCAATGAATGAGAGATAAAGATGCTTGTACGTGCAGCAACACTAGAAGATTTAGACACGCTTGTTGACTGGGGCAAGCGTCTGACCAATGAATCACCACGGTTTAAAAAGCAGGGCTTTGATGAAAAGCGGGCTAGAAATGTATTTGCTTATCTGATTGATAAGCACGGATCAATCCTGATGGTGACAGATGAATACTCGAATCCGGTCGGCACATTAATTGGCGCATTAGATACTGACTGGCGCACAGGGCAAACACTGGCGTATGAACAGGGGCTTTATGTCCTGCCTGAGTATCGTAAATCTGGTGCAGCCAGTGATCTGATTGAAACATTCAAAGTGTGGGCGGCTATGAATAAGGCTGACCGTATTCAGGTCGGCACCATCACCGGTATTCATGCGGATCGTACTGTAAGTCTATATGAATCATTAGGCTTTGAATTGGTCGGCTATGTTCTTGAGGTGGAGGTTTAATCATGTGCAATCCAGGCGGAATCATGCAGGGCGTTCAAAACATGGCAAATGCGCAGCAAGCAGATGCTGTGTCCAAAGGTAATGCCAAAACTATCAACTCAGTCGCACGTGCAGAAGCCGAAAAAATGAAGCGGCAAGGTAAGAGCAATGCTTCAACGGCGCGTGCACAGGCTGCGGAAAATGGTGTGAACGTTGATGTAGGTGCAGCAGCAATGCTTCAGGATGAGCATATTTCTGATGCAGCCTATAACGCTTCTCTCAATATCTCCGATGCTGGATATCAGTCCAAGCAGGTTCGCATGCAGGGCAAAATGCAACGTAATAATTATGCGATGCAAGCCGCCTCTGACTTTATGGGTGCAGCATCAACAGGAGGGTGGAAGTAATGGCGTTAATTCCAAAATCTCAAGGTCGGGATGTGTCTCGACCAGTCATGCAGCAGCATACGCCGATGACCGGACTCGGAAGTGTTGGTAAGGCAGTAGACGGCATTATTGAGGAACGCAGACGAAAATCCGATGAAGCCGATGTATCTGCCAAACGCGCAGAGCTTTATCACAATGATCTTGCTGAAAAAGAAGCCAAGGTTAAGCTGGATGATGTTCTGACTACCGAGCTATCAGAGCAGGTAACATTGCTTAAAAACGATGTGGCCAACGGCGCAATGAATGCTGATGTAGCCAATAAAACATTACAGCAATGGTCTGAAAAGCGCTTCAAAGATATGGAAGGTGAGCTGCCCGGGCATGCACACCAAGCATTAAGTCAGCATTGGTCCAGTAATGTTAGCCGCAATGCTACTACATTTCTGCCGCTGCAGCTGAGTGCTGATAACAAGAAAGGCGAAGTGCTGGCTGATCGTTATCTTGAGATCGGTACGCGTATGGATCGTGAAGCCGGTGCGGAATACGTCAAATCCAATATTCAAAGCTTAAATATCCCAGAAGCACAAAAACAGGCGCTGATTTATAAATACCAAGGCGCACGTGATCTGCAAGATATTGACGGACGTATCACCAGTGCCATTGAAAATAAGGACACGGCCAGCCTGCAGCAGCTTGTCACTGAAATGGATAACGGTGGTTTTGGTTATACAGACGGCCCAACGCTACAACAAAAAAAAGCCCAGGCATTAAGCCGGATCGATGCAATCAATAAACAGGTTGAAGTTGAGGAAAATAAGCGTCTGCAATTAGCCGGCAAAGTTCTGAATGATTTTAAATCTCAGGTGCTGACTGGTCGTGCTTTGGATGATAACTATCTGGCAAGTGTAGGCGGTGCAGTTGCTGGTACTGAGCACGAAGCTGAATACAACTTCTACAAATCACAATCAAATAACTTCCAGCAGTTTTCCAGCCTGTCTACAACTGAACAGCTGAAGCGTATCAATCAACAGAAAGCAGCTATGGCCAACAACAAATCAGCAGATCCAGCGACTGAGGAAAAGATTTTAGGTGTGTACGAGTCTATCCATAAGGAAAAGACAGAAACATTAAAAAATAATCCGAATCAGGCAGTCCGTGAAGCAGGTTTAGAAACACATAGTCTGAATGCTGGTGAGCTGAAAGCCAATTCTAAATCATTTGCGGCTAAAGCGATTGATAACGGCGTGAGTCAATTGGCGCTTAAAGATCCAAACATTGTGGTGAAACCGATTGCTGCAGAAGACCTGCCAGAAGCCAAACAGGCGTTTGAAGCGAAGTCTGTGAATGACAAACTAGACTTCATTGGTGAACTTATCAACCAGTCTAAAGGCGTACCCAATGGCAGCAAGATCTGGTCTGCAACCATGGGGCAGCTTGGCGGTGGTGATCTAACATACCTTATGGCGGGTGTAGCGCGTGCTAACAACTATCGTTCAGAACAAGGGGAAGATGTAGCAGCAGCGATTATTTCAGGTACTCAGGCGCTTAAAAATAAGCAGCTGATCATGCCGAAAGATGATCTTCTAAAAACAAAGTTTAATGAATATGTGGGTAATTCTGTATCTGGCGAAACTGCCAATATGACGTATTCAACATTCAAATCGATCTATGCGCATTTGATGGAACGTGGCAATGCACAAGGTGGAACAAACGAAACCATTGAAACCAGTATCGCGAATGCGGCTTTAAGCATGGCTACAGGTGGCGTATATGACCAAGGCTTAAAGTATGGTACCGGCAATAAAACATGGAAAGTATCCAAACCCTACGGTATGGATGATGACCGTTTTGAAAGTGAAGTCAGCAAAGGCTATGCCGCGATTTCTCAGGCCACTGGTATCAGCACAGCCGAACTGGAAGATTTACGCCTGCGCCGATCTGACAAGCGATCTAAAAAAGGCGAGATCCAATATGACCTGATCAATGAACGTGGTGCGCCGTTGCAAGTGGGTGGCGTGATGTGGCGGATCAATATGCAGGGAGCAACCAAGTAATGAGTAACTGGCTATCTGAATACTCAAGCAGTGATCAAAAGCAGGTTGATCAACTTAATGCACCAGGTGTGAGTTATGCACCCATTGAGCAAAAGGAAGAATCTAGCGGCCTGTTCCAGTTGGCTGCACCGTTTCGTGGTGCGGCAGCTGGCTTTGCCAAAGTCGGTGATGCTATTGCTGCGCCAGTCGATGCCGTTGTGGACCGTGTTTCATATTCCTTGGATGATGTTAGCAAAGAGGAATTTAGCGAGCCATATTCTGCCTATAAAGAGCGCAAGCAAAAGGTACGTGATGATCTGGTCTATGAATCGATTGATTATCTGCAAGATAAAGAGAATACCGGCACAGTCGGCAATATTGCATTCAGTTTAGGCGACTATGCGACACGTGCGGTGGTCGGTAGTGCGGTCGGTGGCGTAGCAGGTGCGGCAGCTGTCACTGGCGGATCTGAAACTAATTATGTTTATGGCGACCTGACCCGTGACGGCGTGGATGAAGAAACCGCTTTAAAAGTTGCTTTGACTGATGGTGCTGTGGCTGCGGTATCGACTGCATTGCCTATGTCTTATGGTTTTAAAGGCACAGGTGGCGTGATTAAAGATGGTCTGCTTTCCGTTGGTGGTGCATCTGGTCTATCCATTGGTGGCCAAGCTGTATCGGGTGCAATTCTTGAATCTAAAGGTTACGACAAACAGGCCAAAAAATACGAAGTCACAGCCGAATCACTCACTACAGATATCTTGCTGAATACTATGTTTTTTGGTGCAGCACGTGGCGCTGGCAAGTATTTTAATAATCCCGATGTCACACCAGAACAGCAGCAGGCAGCACTGGTTTTAAATGAATTGGAGTTTGAAAATACACTGGCACCAGTGAATCCGGCCAATCCAGTTCAAGCCAATAACCATTATAAAAACATGGATGCTGCAACTGAAGCAATCCGCATGGGTCGACCGGTAAACGTGGTGCATCCGGTGAAAGGTGAGGATAAGCAGAAGCCGGTCAATTACGACACCATGGCTCTACCAACCAATGCCAAAACGATTGCACGTAAAGCACAACAGGCCGGGATTCCTCCAAATGTAGCTTTAACGATTGCTCACATTGAAACAGGCGGTTCATTTAGCCATACAGCCAAGAATCCAGCATCTACGGCACACGGTTTATTTCAGGTACTGGATAAGTCCTGGAAGAACTTAGGCGGTGGTGATCGATCTAATATTGATGAGCAGATCCGCATTGGCTTCAAGCACATGAAGCAGGCAGAAAGCCATATTAAGAAAAGTATTGGCCGTGAGCTGCAACCGCATGAACATTATTTAGGGCATTTACTTGGACCAGGTGGAGCGTCTGCAGTATTAAAGGCAGATTCAAATACACCGCTGATCGATGTGGTTCGCAAGTACGATCCAAAGAATGCCAATGCTATTGTGAAAAATAATGCCATGCAAGGCATGACAGTCGGGCAGGCTATTGGCAAATGGCGTAATAAGTGGAACGGTCTAAGTGCTCGATATGGTGGCAATGGCACCAGTACTGCAATCGGCATGGATGGCTCAAGCTATGACATGGCCTATGAGGTCAAATCACTGGATGAACTGATTGCATCGAATGATCTGGCTTATGGAGTGAATCCGCTTTATCCATCTGAACTGCAACCACGTGACCGTACCCGGGAAGCATCACGCCAGCAGATTGAACGTATGGCAGAGGATCTGCGACCTGAGTTGCTTGGCGAATCTCCAAAGCTGTCTGATGGTGCACCTATCATCGGCATGGATAACGTGGTTGAGTCTGGTAACGGACGTACACTGGCCATTGCAAAGGCTTATGAATCGGGCCGTGCTGATGAATATCGGGCCTTTCTGGAACAGTATGCGGCTGAACGTGGTATCGATATTGCTGGTATCAATAATCCTGTTTTAGTCCGGACACGTTTAACCGATACCGACCGTACGCAATTTGCAAAACTGGCCAATGAATCGGACGTTGCACAGTACTCAGCAACTGAACGTGCTGTGAGTGACTCAGATCGTCTGCCTGATGCCTCTTTGTTAAAGATCAACAATGATGGCTCAATTAATTTAGATGGTTCTATGGACTTTGTACGCGGTTTTGTGGGGTCATTGCCAAAGTCAGAACAGGGCACAGTCATTACCGGTGACGGACGTTTAAGCCAGGAAGGGAAACGCCGTATTGAATCTGCAATTATGCATCGCACCTATGAGGATTCATCATTGATTGGCCGTATGGCTGAGAATCTGGACGATGACAGCAAGACTGTATTGAATGCCTTGCTTCGTGCTGCACCACAATTGGCACAACTGGACAGTCTGGTGAAGCAGGGTGGTCGTCATCAAAACACTTTGGCCAAGGATTTGGCACAGGCAGCGCAAAAGCTCAGTGATCTGAAAGCCAATGGCCAGACAGTGCCAGATTACTTAAACCAAGGTCAGCTCATCGATGATGGACTTTCACCTGGTGCGCGTGATTTTCTGAATGTCTTTGACCAGAACAAGCGTAGTACAAAAGCGATTGGTGAGAATATTCAATCCAAGATTGACGAAGTTGAGGCTATGGGCGATCCGCGACAAGGTTCATTGTTTGGTGATGGGCCAGAAGAATCAGCCGCTTTAGATATCATCATGCAGAATCCGGATCAGCAAATTTCTGTCAGTCGTATGCGTCCTGATGGTGAAATGGAAGAAATTACCATGTCTTTACGTGAACGACTGGATGAACTGGAAGCGGAAGCACGTCAGGCTCAAGAAGATACTTTGGCTGCACAAACAGCCATTAGTTGTGCTTTACAGTTTGGGGAATAAATCGTTTAATGATTAAGCGGATAGGGTCGCTCCCGAAAGGCATTTAACCTGAATGTTTTCCGCATCTTTTTCAGGTATTGCAGAGGTGTAAAATGTTAAAAGAAATAAAAAAAGCATATGATGATTATTGTGCTAAATATGAACGTAATCCTGAATTTATAAGTATTAGTAGAGATTCATATGATTCCATATTAAGAGAGTCATTTAATAATTCGGATCAAGTTTTTTATGGTATGAAGGCTTTGATTGTGGATAAAGAAATTTCTGACTTTGATATTTTTGAAAATAACGATTTATCGCAAGCTTTAAGCATGTACAATCAAACAAGAGATAAATATCAAAAATTTACTGTCTTCCGCCCCCAACCTATAAAAATATATTTAGTTGGTAATAAGCCAAATGCCAATCCAGAAAAGCGACTTGATGAAATAGAAATTAAATCTGATGTTATCCGTGCTTATCAAAGACATCTTAACATGAAAGAAATGGGGACTAAATTTTAAGAAAGTACTTATTTTTCTTACCCAACAAACCACATTCTTATTAATGCTCAGATGATGAAAATTATCTGGGCATTTTTATTATGAAAGACCAATGCAAGGCCGCCGTAGCAAAGGCACTCGGCAAGGCTACACTGAATCAGCAAGAAGCCACCGACATTGAAAACCGGATCAAGGATGCAATGAAATCTTTGGCCAAAAAAGATATTCAGAACTGGCGCAATTTATCTGATGCTGAAAAACTGGTGAAAGCTGGGGAATTTGTCGCACAAGATATCCAGGCACAACTAAAGCAAAAACACGCTATAGCAGCGCGCGACATTTTGACGCAAAACAAAAACCTTGCTGCTTTAGATCATCCGACACTATCAGCCAGTGAGGTAGTAGATCGGATGGTTGCAGCACATGGTGATATGTCCGGCATTCAATCGATTGACTCCAAAGCACGTGCCATTGCATCCGTTTACCGTGGTGAGCTGGTGGACTTCTATACCAATGTTAAAGGCGGTTTAGGTGTATTTACTGATACAGAACTGGTGCAAAAAATTGTCCGTGAACGATTCAATGACAGTACAGGCGACCCATTGGCCAAGAAGATTTCAGACAAGATGGGCGAAGTCTTTGAAGGCATGCGCGAACGGTTTAACCGTGCCGGGGGTGATATTGGCAAGCTGGATGATTGGGGATTGCCGCAGACGCACAGCTTGGAAAAGATCGTCAAGGCAGGAAAACAGGCATGGGTGCAGAAAGCTGAAGGCTTAATCGACACTTCAAAATACGTGCATGAGGATGGCACGTATTACTCACAGCAAGAGATCCGCGAACTACTCGAATACTCATTCGATACACTGAGCAGCAACGGTGCCAATAAAACTGAAATTGGCCGTCAGTCCTTCGGTGGTAATTCTAAAGTCACCAGCCGACATTCTGAAAGCCGTGTGCTGCATTTTAAAGATGCTGAATCATGGATGGAATACCAGGCTGAGTTCGGCGGCATGCCGTTTGTTGATCTGATCGAGGCGCACGTAAATGGACTATCTAAAGATATTGCTATGGTAGAAAATCTTGGCAGTAGTCCTAAGAATTCCATGCGCATATTGATGGATGCAGCAGAGCAAAAGGACTGGCAAAAGGGGATTGATGCAAACGATACAGGCAAGTCGCGTAAACGTGCACAGACCATGTTTGATGAGTTCTCAGGGCAGAATACACCACAATCCGAAGTACTGGCCAATCTGGGTTTAGCGTACCGGTCAATGAATGTGGCATCGATGTTAGGTGGTACCACAATTTCATCCGTCACCGATCAAGCCATGATTGCAAAGACTGCATCGATCCATGGTATTGCTTTCCGTAAAACCTTCGGTGAGTTGCTCACACAGTTAAATCCAAAAAATAAAGAAGATCGGGAGCTGGCGCACAGCTTAGGTTTGGCCACAGAGGAAATGCTCGGCTCTATTGCACGTTGGTCTGATGATGGTCTAACTTCAGTGCATGGCAAGTCACAGAAACTGGCTCGGGTATCCAGTGGTATTGCTTCACAAGTTATGCGTATATCTGGCCTGAATGCACTCACAGCAGCTTCAAAAGTCGGCTTTACCAAGATGCTTATGCATAAATATGGCACTTTGACCCGCGATAAAGCTTGGTCTGATCTGGACGCAATGGATCGTGAACTGATAGAAAAAACCGGACTAAATGAACGAGCATGGGAAGTCATGCGCCTGGCTGATCCGGTCGTGGATCGTAAAGGCAACCAGCTGATGTCAGCACGTTCAATCTATGAAATACCAGACGATAAATTAAAACCATTTGGAGATCCGCAAAAGGTACGCGATGAAGTCGCCACACATTTTCAAGCACACTTGCTGGATGAACAGGGAATGGCGGTCGTTGAAGCCGGATTGCGTGAACGTACATGGATGAGTGCAGGGCAACGGAAAGGCACAGGTATGGGTGAGCTGGTGAAATCCATGCTTCAGTTTAAGTCATTCCCAGCAGCATTCTTGATGCGTCATGGTTCACGTGCAATGGCACAGGATGGTGTGAAAGGCAAAGCAGTTTATGGCGTTTCATTGTTTGCTATGACCACAATACTGGGTGCACTGGCTGTACAGCTTAAAGAGCTGGCTAACGGTAACGATCCTTCTACCATGTGGGATAGTGATGATCCGCAGAAGGCTATGAACTTCTGGACACGTTCAGCGGTTCAGGGCGGTGGTCTATCCATTCTTGGCGATATTCTTGTTGCGGGTACAGACACTTCAGGGCGTAGTGCTTCGGACTTTATGGTAGGTCCATTGGGTTCAGATGCTAAAGCTGTGCTCGGTTTGACTGTCGGCAACCTGACGCAGTACTACGATGACAAGGACACCAACGCAGCCAATGAAGCATTTAAAGCTTTAAAAGGCAAGATTCCAGCACAAAACCTGTGGTACACCAAAGCTGGAACCAATCGCATGATTTTTGATGAAATGCAGGACATGATTGCACCAGGATACCGTGAAAAATTATTGCGTAAAGCGGAACGCCAGCACGACCGGACGCGCTTCTGGGGTGATGATGTTGGTGACATTCAGATGCCTGATTTTGAACGTGTCGTGCAGTAAGTAGGACACCCAACAAAGCTGCTTTAGATCCTCTGTATATATGGCTTATATACGGGGGATTTTTTATGTCGGATGTAAATAAGTTGCGTTTTCTAAAGCCTGAAACAGTAGAGAAGTTAAAACTCTGTATGGAGATGGCCGGCACGGATGCGGTCGATCTAATGACTGAAGCTTATGGTCAGGATGTTTTTGATAAGAAAGGCCGTGGTGACAAAGTCTGGTTATACAAAGGCGCAAAGGAAGCGCTGACCTGCATGGAGAAATTAAACCGCGTCTTGCTGGATGATGAATTGTCAGCTGGCGATGGAAGTGATCGGAAGGTATCACCAGAAGCTCAGGCTGCCGCCTTGCTTGAGAGCGTGGCCAAGAAACTGGAAGAGCGTAAACAACGCCCGAGCTAATCATGATTAAGGTCAGCTTTGCTGCATTCTTCCTGGTCTATGCAGAAGCCATGAATTGGGAAGTGCCAGATTTCCATTTAGATGTCTGTGATTTCTTGGAAAATTACGGATCACTTGGCTTATTGATGATGCCACGTGGTCACGGCAAATCCACGATTCTAGATATCTATAACGCATGGAAGCTATTCATTGATCGCAATCGGTTGATTCTGCACCAGGGCGCAACTGATGGAGATGCTTCAAAATGTAGCCGTGGTACCCAGCAAGTCATTGAAAAGCATCCGCTGTGTCAGTTGTTTGGCGTATTTAAAGAACGTGGTGAGTTGCAAAAATGGTGGGTGACTGGATCGGAAGATGTGCGACATGGCTCACTGCATGCGCGTGGCGTATTGTCCAACGTGACTGGTGCACGTGCGCATGAGATTCAAAACGATGATGTGGAAATGCCGGCCAACATCGGCACACCTGAAGCACGTGAAAAGCTGCGCTATCGCCTGTCCGAGCAGACGCACATTCTTATACCAGGTGGACAAAAGCTGTTTGTCGGTACACCGCACACCCATGATTCACTCTATACACAAGTACAAAAACAGGGTGCAAAATGCATGATTCTTAAAATGTTTGAAAAAGAAAAACGCTTTGAAAATATCAGCGAGTGTTTATCTGACTTCGATCCAGTTTATGTGTTTAGTGGGATCAGTCATACCGCCAAGCTGCTCACACGTGACGAAGATTATGCGGTTTATAAAATTGGCAACACCTTTAAGATCGTTCTAAAGGAAACGCACTATCTGGTCGACTTATACAGTGAATCCCTATGGCCTGAACGCTTTACACCGAAAGTCATGGGTGAGCGCCGTAGAGAGTGCCGGACATTAAACGAATGGGATTCACAGTACCAGATGCATGCCAAGCCAGTTGGCGAAGTTCGTCTTGATCCGGACAAGATGGAAGTTTATAACTGCGAACCAGTTTTAAGGCGCGCCAATGGTCAGTACATCATGATGCTAGGTGATCGTCAGATTGTGGGTATTACCATGCGCTGGGACCCATCGTCTGGAAAGCTGAAGTCTGATATTTCGTCGGTTGCTTTAGTTCTTCATGATGACTTTGGTGTGAAGTACTGGCATAGATCCGTTGCTCTTACTGGTGATGTAGTCAAACATGATGCACAAGGAAATATTGTCGGCGGTCAGGTGTGGCAGCTTTGCGATCTGATTGAGCAATTCAACGTGCCAAGCTTAACAATTGAAACCAATGGTATTGGCAACTTTGCACCAGCAGCTTTAAAAGGTGCATTGAAAGCACGTCGTATCCGTTGTGGAGTAAAAGAACAGCATAGTTCAGGCGCTAAAAACAAACGCATTCTTGAGGCATTGGAAGGCCCATTGATGTCAGGTTTGCTTTGGGTACATACATCTGTAATTGATACGCCAGAAGAAGGCGAGAATAGCTCAAGACAATATAAAAATATGCGGATGTTTAACCCTGCAATTACAGATCAGCCCGATGATGATCTGGATTCTTTAGCGGGTGCAGTCACTGATTCACCAGAACGCGTAGGTAAAATACACAGAAATAACGAGGTCAATGAAGGCCCTAATTGGAGAGGGAGTAGTGGCGTTGTTGAAGCCACTCTAGACTTTGAAAATTAGGGGCAGATCATGGCAGTTCCAGAACAAACGCCGTATACCGAACACACTGGAAATGGGGTTACAACCAGCTTTTCGCTAGGATTCCAGTGTGAATCAAAAGACCATTTAATTGTATTGGTGGATGAAATTGAACCGCCGATTGCAACGTGGAGTTTTACCGAGGGCAATGTGGTATTCACCACTGCACCAGCATCAGGCAAGAAAATCACATTACAGCGAAATACACCATTTGGCCGGACTACAGATTATCAGTCCTTTAACAATTCATTCCGACCGCAAACTGTAAATGGTGATTTTGATCGACTCTGGTTAAAGCTGCAAGAGCTTGGTGTAGCTAATTGGCTAATGAAGCAATATGTCGACAAAAAAGATGATGAGCTTAGAGCTTATCTTATGGAAGAGATTCGCAAGCAGGGTGTAGCTCTTGATCAGTTAGATGAATACTATAATTATTTGATGCAGCGTCTTGCGCAGATTGCAGTAGATAAGGGGTGGGATGCAAGCTTCGTAACCTATCAAGGAATTACACAAGAGCACGTTAATGATGGGGTTGATTCAATTGCACAACTTCGCACCATTAATCCCAAAAGAAAGGGTATCCGTCTGTATCTTAACTCCGTGATTGCGGGCAAAGATTTGGGTGGGGGAATGTTTGTTTCTACCCAGAAATCTGGACTGGTGGACAATGGTGGAACAATTATTGCCAGTCCTAATCCTGCGTTATTTTGGGTTCGCATCAATTATGACAACATAATTCCTCAATTTTGGGGTGCGCTAGGTGATAAAGATAATGACGATCGCCCACCTTTCCAGTCTGCCGTTAATTATCTGCATAGCATTGGTGGTGGCGAGCTCGTCGTACCTAAACCTGTATCAGGCTACCGCTGGAAATCTTATGACTCCGTTGAGTCGGCATGTTTAGTTATCCCTGTGCCATTAGGCGGAATTTATGTCGATCCAATTACAGTCCGAGGGGCTGGGAATCTAATCGACATCAAAGTTGATTTGGGACTTGGAAAATTAATTGATGCTGCAATTAAATTAAAAGGTGGTGGATTATATAAGAAGTTTGAAAATCTATCCGTTTGGGGTGGTTTAAGCTCAACAACACCAAATTGCACCCGTGTTTTAGATGGTTTTGATACTTGGTATCCAAACTTAACAATCCGAGATTGCCAATTCTATGTTGCGGTTGAAGATTGCGTACGGTTATCTACATATGTTTATGTATTGGATAAATTACAAACTGCGTATTCTAAGATTGGCTGGAGACTGCAAGCGCCTGGTGGTGTTGATGCTCCAATTACAGCCGGAACAATGAATAGTTGCTATGGTTTAAATCACACGCATCATGCGTTTTGGGGAGGGCAGCTCACATATACAGTTATCAACGCTCCTGCTGCTGACCATATCATTAATGATACTAATGATGAATATGAGGCATACCCGTATTATATCGACATTGCTCGCGGTGTGACGATCAATGGGTTGGGTGCAGAGAGTTCACCTAGAATCCTAAAAGTACGATCAGCCCAAGGCTTAATTATCAACGGGATTATGACGCTATCTATCGGGGATAATGCAAACCCTCCAGCACATTTAATTCGTATTGATGGTGGCTCATCAGCTGTTATTAGTGGTCTTCATTTCCAGAATCCAAAAGCATATACAAAGATTTTATCACTGGGTAGTACGTTTGCCCGAGAATCAGTAACGATATTAGATGACTCGATTGCTCCGGATGATGTTTCATATGTAACGCACTTCGGTAGCGAGCGCCCAATTTTCTTCGTAACACGCCAGTTATCTCGCAAGACTCAAAGCATTACGCTAACCAACACTGGAGATGCCGCAACAAATACAACTAACTTTAACAATGCTGTAAAAACTGCATATGATTTAGAGTTGCTGCACGATGTGATCATTAATTTCCCGGCTGGGACTTTTGAAATTTCTGACTTGACTTATTTGGCATCAGTATTCAGTCGCGGTAGTGGTCGGGTTCGTTTGGTAGGCCATACTGGTGGCACAAGCAAAGTATTAGCAACAGGAAACGGCGGGATCTATTTCGGCCACCCTAACAACCGCGCTCGCATGAGTTTTTCCGTTGAGAAGTTAGAGTTACAAATTGGAGCCATTAGCGGCAACAATAAAGCGTTCTTTTTTGATGGTAGTATTACAAACTTTATAGGTGGGAAGCTTACATCCGATACTCTAACACGTCAGTATTATTCAACAAATGAGGCTGTAATAAAGCTGGATGCAGCTTCTGCAATCCTGACTCCTGTTTTAGGAGATCCGCAGGTTGAGTTTACCTATAAAGCAACATCTGCACCCACTGGCAGTATAAAACTACCTGCGGGAACAACCTTTAAGGCATCTGATCCTAATGCAACTCGAATCGGCTGGATTAATACAACAGCCAATGGAGCAAATTGGCTAGCATTAACACCTTAATTAAGTTTTGAACTACCACAGAATCATTAGGTTCTGTGGTTTTTTAGGAGAATTAATAGTGATTATGAGCAAGTGGGCTAGTGAAAAACAAAGGGGGCGCTGATAGAATCCATAACATATTTTTTAATGATATTAGTTTATGAATAAAAGAAATGATATTCAGATATTAAGAGCCATTGCTGTTATTTTTGTCGTTTTATTTCATCTTGAGATTACTGGAGTTCAAAGCGGTTTTTTGGGCGTAGATATCTTTTTTGTCGTAAGCGGCTTTTTAATGGCTATTCTTTATAAGCCAGGCGAAACAAAAAAGTTTTTTGAAAGACGAGCTAAGCGCCTACTTCCTGCCTATTTTGCGACAGTAATTTTTACATTAATTGCAGCAATATTTTTTGTACTTCCTTCAGAACAAGAAGCAGTTATAACTCAATCAATATATAGTGTTTTTTTTGCTAATAATTTTGGATTTTGGCTGCAGAACTCTTATTTCAGTAAGTCAGATTTCAAGCCACTATTACACTTGTGGTCTCTTGGGGTTGAAATCCAATTCTACCTAATTGTCCCACTACTGGTTTATTTCTTTAGAAAGTCTAAGTTTTTTTTACCTATTGCATTAGTTGGTTCTTTATTAAGCTGTATTTTTATATTAGGGTTAGCGCCACAAACATCTTTCTTCATGATGCCGTTGCGTGTTTGGGAGTTCTTGATTGGCTTTGTTGTAGCTTACTATCTAACTATTAATGGAAATATTAAGTTCGGTAATCACAGCTATTTAGGGTTGCTTGGTGTATTAATAATTTGTGCACTACCATTTCTAAACATTGATACTAATTCAGTAAATAGATTAAATGCACATCCTGGCATACATGCGCTAATAGCATGTGTTGCGACCGCCTTAGTTCTTTGTTTTGGCCTGCCAAAAATCTTGAATGAAAGTAAGATAGGAGTCTTCCTCTCAAAGATTGGTGACTATTCATACTCTATATATCTGGTTCATTTCCCAATAATTGTTTTATATCTGTATAAGCCTTTTACTGGAACGAATCTCCACCCTGAAGGCATAATAGACAAAATAATTCTTTTTACTCTAATTGTTGTTGCTTCAGTATTGATGCACAAATTAATAGAAACGCGTAATTTTAAAAATATAAAATTGGTTTATGTTGCTTCCGCTGTATCTATCGTAGCTCTAATTGGCATCACAAAAGTTGCTCAAGATCATCTCTATAATCAACAAGAAAAAAACATTTTTTCGGGATTAAAGGATCGTGCAGCATATCGTTGCGGGAAGCTAAAGCGCATTGTGGATCCAAAGGCTGTGACTTGTAAAATAAATAAAGAAGATTTTGATAAGTCGATTCTGTTGGTGGGTAATAGCCATTCTGATTCGATAAAGATGGCTTTTGCAGATGCGGCTGAAAAATATAAGTTTAATACATATTTCGTTGTATCAAACACTCCATTAATTGATGGACCATTCACTGTAAATACACTTATCAGTGAAGCCAGAAGATTGAATACGAATAAAATTGTAATGCATTACTCATCGCCAGCACTAGATGATAAGTTGCTTGAGAGAATTAAGGAAATTTTAAGAGATGAAAACATCACAATAGATTTCATTATGCCTGTGCCTATCTACAAAGAGCCCGTACCAAAAATTTTATATGAAAATAATTCTGCTGCTTTGTATGGAGTAAATGAATATCTTAGCGAGAATTCTAGTTTCTTCCAGAAAATTGAAGAATTAGAGACCCGGCATTCGAATTTAAGAATATTTCATGTAGATCAAATATTCTGTAATACGCAGTGTTTGATAAGTGATAGTAATAAATATCCTTATTATTTTGATAGCAACCATTTGAACTTAACTGGTGCAAAAAAATTAGATCCAGTCTTTGAAAAAATATTCGTAGATTAATCACCCAGCAAACCACAACCAACCCTGATCTTTAATTAGATCAGGGTTTTTTAATGTCAAAAATAATTGGGGGCGGCATGTCAGATCAGAAAGCAGCAGTAATGGAAATGGCAGCGACCGTTTCTTCCGCTGCATCAAAAACAACATATGCGGGGGCTGCTTCTGGATTTTTGGCATACCTTGCATCAATCGACGTTCTAGCTTGGCTGGGTATCACGATTGCTTTAGGTGGCTTCGCAGTGAACTGGTACTACAAGCGACTGGAAAATAAACGAGCCGATGAGATCCACAAACTAAAAGTAGAGCAATGGGAGAAATACTACAATGTCAAACAAGACTAAATACTACGTGATTGGATCTTCTCTAGTGCTTGCTGCAGGCATGTGGATCACTGGTCCAAGTGATGAGCAGATTCAGGCAACGGCTATAAAGGAAGGCTTCACGCCTAAACCTGTAATTCCGGTCAAAGGCGATGTACCGACCATTGGACACGGCACTACGGTCTATCCAAACGGTGTGCGCGTCAAAATGACAGATCCAGCGATTGACCGCAAACAGGCGTTTGAATATCTCAAATTGCACATGGATAAAGATGCACAGCGGTTTAATAAAACCGTTCTGAATATTCCAATCTCACAGCCTGAATATGATCTGTATCTGGATTTCACATATCAATACGGCACAAGTGCCTGGTCTGGATCTTCAATGCTTCGCCACCTGAAGGCACGTGAATATGTCCAGGCGTGTAAATCACTTTTGAAATGGAAATATGTGGCCAAACGTGACTGTTCAATTCGTTCTAACAATTGTTATGGCGTGTGGACTCGACAAGTTGAGCGCTACAACAAATGCATGGGAGTGAACTAGATGCCACTTTTATCGCTGATCTGGGATAACAAACGCTGGTCCTTAATCGTGGTGCTGTGCATCGTGATTCTTTGCCAGCTCTTTCAGGCCAATCGTTTAGCTGGGGATTTACGCAAAGCTGAAACGACATGCCAGGACAAAATCAATAAAAAGCTAAAGCCATATCTTGATGCTGAAAAGGAAGCACAGAAGCTGGCCAACAAAGCGGGTGAAGAATATGAAGAATCAAAAGAAGTTGAGCGCGTCAAAACCGAAGTTATTACACGTGAAGTGCAAAAGATCGTGGAACGTCCTGTTTATATCCACACTAATTGCTTTGATGACGATGGGGTGTCAGCAGCCAATGCCGCTGGTAATACCGGCAAACCTTAAAACGCCTTGTCCAGATTTATTAGAATTAAAGTCTGGCCAAGCGAAAGAAGTTCTGCAGGTGATGGTTGATGACCGGCGGAAATATATTGATTGTCAGTCCAGGCATAAAGCTGTTATTTCAATTATAGAAAAGCCCTCTAAGTGAGGGCTTTTGTTATTTGAAATTCTTAAAAATTAGATTTCTCGTGAACTCAGCTACAGCCAATTCTTGCAACTTTTCAAAACTTTCAAAATTTGTATTCTCATTAGTGAATTTATTTAAATCTTCATCTGAAATATTTTCTAAATCTTCTTGAGAATTTATCGTAAAACCTCCTTTTTCAAGGAACTCTTGAAAGCTTTGGAAAGGTGTGTGCTTCTTAAAAAAAGTGTCGGAATACACATCAGTAAGCGGAACAGATGGAGTTTCTGACAATTTCTTAAGATTTTCTCCCAAAGTTGCTAAATTTTTAAAATTATCTGCCATTATTTTAACCATTATTGTATGAGGAATATTCTTTATAACAGCTTAATGCTTCAGTTTCTATTTTATGGAGTTTAGCTTCAAATTTTAAACTTTAAGATAATGGCTTTTTGCTTATAATGAATCAGGTATATTTTTGAATGTGTACAGTAGTGTGTACATAAATATTTATAAAATTAAATATTAAATAAAAAATATATCTAAATTAAAGGTTTGCAATCATAACCATCCATATCGAAAATTATGGTAGGTTTTTCAGAGCATTTTGACATATTTAGGTTTTCTATGTTTAAAGCAACAG